TTAAACTTCTAATTTATCAATCAGCATTGCATCGCCATAACTAAAGAAGCGATAGCGATCTTTAACGGCATGTTCATAAGCAGCCAAAATATTTTCTCTATTTGACAATGCTGAAACTAACATGAGCAGGGTAGACTCAGGTAAATGGAAGTTAGTAATTAAACGGTCTACGATGCAGAACTCATAACCCGGATAAATAAAGATTTGCGTATCACCAGTCCATGCTGCGATTTTTCCGCCATGCGCTTGAGCTGCACTTTCTAAAGCACGTGTTGCAGTTGTACCGACAGCAATCACTTTATTACCGCGTGCTTTAGTTGCCAAAATTAAATCAATAGTTTCTTGAGGAACATCACACCATTCACTGTGCATAACATGATTTGTAATGTCATCAGTGCGTACAGGCATAAAAGTACCTGCACCGACGTGAAGAGTCACAAACGTTTTCTTAACACCTTTTTGGTCTAACTCTGCTAACAACTCTTCGTCAAAATGCAAGCTTGCTGTTGGGGCAGCCACACTGGCAATTTTTTCTGGATTATGGAAAACCGTTTGATAGCGTTCAGTGTCAATTTCTTCTGCTTCACGATTGAAGTAAGGCGGAATAGGTAACTGACCATATTGCTCAAGTACTGGCAAAATTGGTTGTGAAAACTCAACGACAAATAAGTTTTCGTGACGGCCACGCACAATCACGGGAATATTGTCCGCACCAACAAAAAGCTCAGCCCCTGCTTTAGGTGAATTGCTCGCTTTAATATGGCAATACGCTGTGGTGTGGTTCAGCATACGCTCAACCAAAATTTCAATCGCCCCACCTGTGGCACGTTTTCCTTTCAGTCGAGCCTTCATGACTTTGGTATCGTTGAGTACCAATAAATCGCCTTCTTCGAACAGATCAATAATATCTGTGAACATATGATCGTGATATTGGCCCTTAGCATCTAAATGCAATAAACGCGAAGCACTACGTGTTTCGAGTGGGTAACGGGCAATAAGTTCATCGGGTAGTTCAAAGGAAAAGTCAGACAGTTGCATATTCAGGAAAAACACCGCAAAAATTGCGCCTAGTATAAACTTTTTCGCTTTTTAATGGCTGTGCTTCTGGCCTAAATCATGAAAAATGTTTAAATGATCTAAAAGTGAACGATAATATTCAGTTAGGGTTTGACAAGTTTTGCAAACGCGCTAATATACGCAACACAAACATACTTCCTCTCCCGAGGTGGTGAAATTGGTAGACGCGGCGGACTCAAAATCCGCTGTCAGAGATGACGTGTCGGTTCGAGTCCGACCCTCGGGACCATATTCAGAATCTATTAGATTCTCCAAAGCCCCAAGCCTTATATATCAAAGGCTTGGGGCTTTGTCGTTTCTGGCAGTTATGTTTTTTTACGGTATTTCACGGGTTTTTTTGGTATATGTTTCCACCCGTTTTCCACCCGGTCGGGAATTTGAGAAGGATTAAGGAGATTTTATTTAAATGAGTACGTCGATTTATCAACGTCCTAATAAGAAATGGAAAGCAGATGTTGTTTTAAATGGTGTGCGTGTTACTAAAACTTTAGAAAAAAAAGAATTAGCAATTCGTTGGGCCAAGGAGACTGAACGAGATCTTATTTTAAATGATTCAACTCAAAAGGCACTTAACAGTAAAATTGTTATTACTATGCGTGAGGCACTAGGTCGTTATTCAGATGAAGTTTCCAGATTTAAAGCTACTGGAAAAAAAGAAATGCAACGGATCCGCTATTTTCAGGATAATTTGCCAAATACTGATTGGCCACTTAGTTGTTATAAAGGGGAGTTTTTAAAGCAATGGGAAGATGCAGTTTCTAAAAGAACAATTAAACCACTTAAGCCTTCAACTATTCTGCGTGATTATTCTACTTTGTCTTCATTCTTTAACTGGTGTCGAAAGGATAAAGGGTGGATTGAGTCTAATCCTGTTGAAAATCTTAGAAAACCAAAAAAACCTCCGCATCGCGAAAGACGTACAGAGGTTGAAGAACTTCAGCGCATGCTTGCTGCACTCAAATATAAACCTGGAACAGTGCCAACTACTAAAATGCAAGAAGTAGGATTGATCTGGCTTATTGCTATGGCCACGGGAATGAGATCTGGAGAGATAGTAAATCGCTTGCCTGTGCACGTCTGTTTGTCAAAACGTTATGTTCAGTTGGATAAAACAAAGAATGGTACTGCTAGAAAGGTTCCGCTAGATGATTTTGCGCTTCAGCTGTGGACCTTAGCTTTAAAAATTGATCGGAAGGGGAGTCCTAAAGTTTTTACTGTTTCTGATTCTTCACGTGATTCACTTTTTAGAAAGGCACGTAAAAAAGCTGGATTAGAAAATTCAGATCTAACATTTCATGACTCACGACATGAGGCAGCTTCTCTTATGGCCAGACGTATTAAAAATGCCCTTACTTTATGCAAAATTTTTGGTTGGAAAGACCCTAAACAGGCTTTGACATATTACAACCCAACTAATGATGAGATCCTGGACGAATTAAATCAGTCATCCAGATTAAGCCGGTTGTTAGCATAAGAAAAGCCACCTTGCGGTGGCTTTCTATTAACTATATTTGATATTGGTTTTATCAAATGCCATCCCAAAGCTTATGACATCTGTGGCTTTCCAACGTGATACTGTGCGATCACCAGTGGCAGAGGTTGGCAGTTCGCGACTAGGTGGGAAATTGTCATTACTGATAATATGCCGTTTGGTGTAATCCAAAGAATATTTAAAGTAATTTGCAATGTCCTGTTCATCCCAAAGCTGGCATTCAATTGGAATAATTGGTTTTGCTTCAATTTGCTTCATTAATTTAAGAAGCATTTTTTCAATAAGTGAGTCCACACTTACAGTCATTTATTTACTCCTTGTAATTCTTCAAATGTTGAAATCCATTCTTTACGATTGAATCCATCATCGGGCGTACATGGGAAAATTCCACTAATAAAATAGCCAGCTTCAGTTTGTGTCTTTGAATACGTCCGTGCCACAATCTTAATATATTCGCAAGTCATGGCTTTAACTGTTTCATAGGCTTCATGAGCAATAGGGTGGTCTGGTCGTACAAGTTCCATATTTTATTCTCACCAAGGCAATTCATTTGTAAAATCAGAATTTGAACGTTGGAATAGTTCATAATCGATTGCTTTTAAAAGGTATTGATCCTCTGTTTTACGAGCTAAAAACGCGAGGGCATGCATATCAAGATCTGCAATAGCTGAACCTTTGTATTTCCCATAGAAAATATGGGTAGGGATTCGGGCCTTCTCTGAAAAGAGGTACAGTTCTTGAAAACTCTTTATGTTTTTTTCCTGAACAATGGTGTGTAAAAGTCCATAGGTTGTCTTGCAATCATTCAAGGCTGAATGTGCATTCTTTAATCCACGTCTTGTCGATTTACGGTCTCGGCTTATGTGATAGGCCAGTGCAGTTAGGTTATGGGCTTCCAATGTTGGCCAAAGGTAGCGAGCCATAGCTAAAGTACAAATAGATTTAATTCCTGTTGTATCTGCACCAGCTCTTTTTACTGCCTCGATGTCATAATCAATATTGTGGCCAATCAAATACTGGATATTCTCTTTTGGCCATTTAAATGTTTTGAATGATGGACACTTTACAAGATCTTCATCAACGATATGGTGGACTGCCATTGCACCGAGTGAAATAGGTTCACTTGGTTTATAACGTTTGGTGAAATCAAACATGGTTGGAATAATTAGAATATCTGCTGAAATTTGAGGAAAAACTACTTCCATTGCAGCAGCTTCAATAATGTCACCATGTAATTTATGGGTTTCAGTATCAAAAATAAGAGCTGTCATAATTATTCCTTAAACCGGGTTTGCTTGTGGCAAGCTATCGAGCGATTGAAATGTAATGGCTCTAACTTCAGTTACGTAACGTTCTTGATTATTTTGGTCAGTCCATTTCCGGGTATGTAATGAGCCTTCGATATAAACTTTTGAACCTTTTTTGAGAAATTGACAGGCAATTTCACCTAGGCGGTTGTGAGCCACAATCCGATGCCACTCAGTATTTTCAATCCAATCTCCAGTGCGTTTGTCCTGGTATTTTTCTGAAGTGGCAATTGAAAACTGAGCATAGGAGCCACCGTTTTGAAATTGTTTAGGAATTGGGTTAGCACCAAGCATTCCAACCAAGATCACTTTATTTATTCCGCGCATGGTTTTTGCTCCTGATCTAATTCACAACGACATTTACCTAAACGAAAATATTCGATTGGTCCTGGTGCATCTATTGGAGAAAATTCGCCTCGAAAGAACGTGTATTGTTTTCTTTTTGAAGTTATTTTGAACTCATCTCCATTAATTTTGAGGATTGTCCCTACAAAAGCCCGTTGGTTTACACTCACCATGCCATTTCCAATAGGTTTATGGGTTTCGACCATACAATTAACTTCATCACCTATCTGGAAGGATTCAAAGTCGGGAAGAATAAGGCCACCACATTTGCAATGATATTTAGACATTTTTCTTCACCTCATTAACTTTGTAATAACTTTGAGCTTTGCAACGTGGACACACCAGATCCATTAGCCCATAGGTAGATTTATTTGGTTGGCGTAAGCGATCTTTAACCAAGTGTTTATTTCTACAACGGCAGCATTGAACTAATTCTTCATCATGATTCATTAGAATTTTCCTCCAAGCCTTGTTCTTTACGTGCTTTGGCTTCTTCTACAGAGTGAAGTTCTTCAGCAATTTTTATTGCATATTGAGCAGCATCGACCATGTTTTTTGCCAAAATCCATTGCACACGGAATGAGCCACCTAAACTGTTTGATTGATATTTACCGTCTTTATCAAATCTAAAGTTAAAAGGGATTCTGATTTCGATCTCAATTAAGAATTCAAAATCACCACAAGCTCGGTGGAAGTCCTGCAAAACTTCGCCTGCATAATGTTTTATGTCATTATTTTCACGTATTTCATTTAATGTTGATTTAAGAGCTGGGCACTGTTCAAGTAGCAAGGAGCTTTGCCATTCTTCATATGCATCATCAAGAAATTCTTGGAATTTATCAGATACTTGTTCTGAACTAGATGCCAAAAGCGTAGGAATATGAAGGATAGTGTCAAAAGTGACATTTGAATCCCACATATCGCTGATTAGTTGACGTGGAAATGGTTTGATTTCCGCTTGGGTTGTTTCTACGTTAGAATCGTTTTGCATAATTGCTCTCCGGTGATTGTGTGGCACATACAGAAGTTGCCGCTTCTGTATGTGTGCTTAAATTGCTAGCCTCGATATAACAGGCTTTGTAATAAGTGGATTTTCTGGTTAAGTTCCGGGTGTTTTTCCCAGTTCAAATTTTGTTTTATGACTTGTAAAACCTCCTTTGCGTTCTTTCGTACTAAACGTGATGTCGAATTTTCCAAATTGTTAATGCAGGTTTTGACCTGAAAAATAGCCTCATCAATATTGCGCTGGTCATCTTTAAGTTGATGGGTAATGTCATGGCCAGGATCCCAACTACAAAGGTATTGAGTTTTGAAATCTTCTGGACCAATTTCCTTATCAATAAAAGGCAGTTCATTAGGGTCTAGTTCAGCCCAAACATTTGTAATCATGCTTGTGGTGCTCCATAGTTAGGGTTAGAAAAAATCCAACATTTCACTGTTCTGCGTCGGTCTGACATTTCATTGTCAGCATTCAGATTTTTTGCAGCATCTGTTGGAAAACGGCTTGAGCTAACAGCTCGGTTAGATTCGATAAACTTGAATTTTTGTGATGATTTCAGCAGGTTTTTCATCAACGTAATTTCAGGAAGTTTCTGGTACTGCTGGGCAGCGACTTTGTAGACTTCATTTAAATTGATGGCGATAGTCTGAGCATCGTTATCATGATGATTAAGACTGAATGGGGCAGATCTACCACTTTGCAGGTATTCAAAAGCTTCCCAAAATTGTTCAACTTCCTGACAATCACCATTAAGTTGGTCCACACGTTGTTGCGCCATTTCCATCAGCATTTCTTGTGCTGGAGCCACTTCTTCGTAGTCCAGATAGCCATTGAGTACATGCTCAGCAATAGCTTCAATGAGTGCTGCAATTTGGGCATGACATAGGGCAATACGTGTATGTGTAATGCCTACACTGTGGTATTGATCTTCAAGGCTTTTTAAGCGTTCCTGATACGTTGTAAGTATCTCGTTCTCTTTGCGTAGGCAATGAGTCATGTAAGTACATGCTTCTTCTAGTTCAATACGGTCCAGTGCATCAACAATACGTTTGGTTTCCAGTGATTGCCCTTTGCGGTCGAATGAAAGGTGCAATGTACGAGTCAAGATTGCTTCAGATGCAGCAATAGCGCTGTTTTGTGAAATCATGATGGCACCACGGAAAGGTGGTTCATATGTTTCATTACCAGCGGTTTTTAGGCCTTTAGAGCGAATTGCTCGGCCGTTAAAAGCATCTTTGAGTTCATCCCAACTAAACTTTGCTTGTTTGACACTATTGCCTTGTGCATCGTTACGGTCACCTTCAATCAACACAACTGGAAGGTTAGAGATTTGGGCAAAGTTACGATAAATCGCCACATTGGTTGATTTATTTGCATCAAAGCCTTCGTACTCTTTACGACCGCTTAATTTCCATAAGAACTCAATTAAACGTGATTTACCGGCACCAGCTTGGCCAATAATTTCAATGAATGGGTATGAGCTATGTATTGAGCGAATTTGCTCAGCAAAATATGTACCGGTCCACCATGCCAGGGCAATTAATCCCTTACTGCCACGTACCCGGTAAAAGTCTTTCCACCAAAAAGGCTTAAATTCTTTTTTCGGATTTAATGTAATGACAGGGGACTTCGCTAAACTCTTGAGTTCAAGACGTTTAATTTTGAAGTAATCATGTTCATTAATGGGGATAACTTGGCCTTTATGCACAGCATGTTTTGGGAATATGTAAGTTTCATATTCACTTGAATAGCCTATGTAATCGGTAGTTTTAACTTCCTTCAAACGTTCCGTCTTACGCTTCATAAAAAATTCAAGCTGTTGATCGGTACCGGTCCACATTGCACCAGCCATGACTTCCATCGTTGCATCTTTAAATTTGCTACGACTACCGATTTGGCTTGGGGTAAATTGAGTTTTCTTTTCTGCCCATTGGCTTTGAACGTTGAAGTAATACCAGGCTTCGCCCGTAACCTCGTTACGTTCAAAATAAAGGGGATCAATCTGAGCGTTGCAGATTTCGGTGACAGCTGCACAGTCACGTAAAGCTTGCTCACGCTTTTGTTGATCGAGTAGGGCATCAAAACTTGGATCTTCTTCAATCTGATTCATACGCTTAGCGTATTTGTCGTAATCTAAGTTGAACCAGTACAGACGGAAATTGTGATTAAAGAAAAAAGTCTTGGTTCGACCTTCTTTAAAGTTGTAGATCAATAGACCAGCTTGTTCAGCCGTTTCTGCAATGAGTAATTCACCATAATGACGATACTTGGCACGTTCTTCACTGTGTAGTAAGTCGTGCATAAACAGGTCATTCCAATCAAGGTTTTTACCTTTGACCTGATGAGGAGGTAGAGCAGCTGAAGAAGCCCATTTTTCCTGAAGTGCGCGGAGGTGGAATTTTCTAATTGCATCCTTTCCGGCTTTGTCATTATCAAAAGCCCAGATCAGACGTGGCTTGTCTTTTTTCAACTCATGGCAACGGTCTGCAATCTGTTTAAGTAAAACAGATGGATAATTACCAGTAGACATGGTGGCAATTGCTGGCTGACCAGATTGGATTAATGCAATGGCATTAAAAATACCTTCAGTAATCCAAAATGAAGGAGCATTGCAAAGATCATCCAGATCTACTGTAGACCAAGACAATCCCTCATATTTACCAATGAAGTTTGCTTTTTGACGTCCAAAACGTTCAGGACGGTCGATAAAACGTTCCCAATAAATTCCTTCAGCTAATTTGAAACGGACAGTACCGGTATAAAGACCAGGATATTTTTGTTCATTGCTAAAGGTATCTTGAGTATATAAACCTTTTAAAGGGGCAATATCCAAGCCACGGCCATGACGTAAATACGCATCGGCAGCTGCATGAGGGTTTACTTCAGTTTTAGGAAATTCTTTGGACCAATCTTTGAATAAGTCTTCGCAAATATCTTTGACGTGTTCTTCATAACCACAATTATTTAAACGGCTACATTTCACCACGCGAGGTTTTATCGCATGGGTATAGCATTCTTTTCTGCTGCACTGTGGGCAGATGCCTTGTCTGTACCATTCTCCAACTCTTTTGAATTTGAAGATCTGATTAAGACGGTCATCTATGCGTCTTGATATATCTGACATTTAATACCACACGATTGAAAATTGATAACTGTTTGAGATTGTGAATATTTTGTTTGTCTTTGTAGCTTTTTATGCAGACAAAATTGACTTTGATTACAATCGCTCATCCGTTTCTGACTGGGCTAGTTCCGGGCAGTGTTTGAGCATAAATTCACGGATGTAAACAGCAGGTTGTTTGTCGTTGTCAAAAGCAACTTTACGAAGGATTTTTAGCTGGTCAGCGGTCCAACGAACCATGGTTCCTTCAGTGTGACGTTGTTTAGTTTGATCATTTGACTTGTTCATGCGAAAATCACCATAAATCGTTACTTAGTAACTCAGTAATCATAATTTAGTACTATTTATGGTGATAATCAAGTGCTTTTTTAGGAAAAAGTATGAAAAATGATGATTTGTCGACGCGCGGTAGTCGACTCCGTGAAGAGCGGAAACGCTTAGGGTTTGTTAATCAAGATGATCTTGCTAATATTTTGAACGTTAAAAAGAACTCAGTTGTACGTTATGAAAAGCACAATGCAGCCTTAGATACTGACCAATTGGATCTGCTCGAGGACCACGGCTTTAATATTCCTTATATTCTTTGGGGAAGGGTAGAAATGAATAGCAGTGATCTGGAAGAGACTGAATCAAAGCTCATTCAACTGTATCGACAAACACGTGAAGAAATGCGCCCAGGTTTAGTTTCTATAGTTGAAACTTATGCCAATCAGTTTAAATAAATAATATAAGAAAATTAAAACCCGGCCTTAGCCGGGTTTCTTAATCATTTGGTGTGAACTGCGCGCTTAATATTGCTTACTTGGTAATGAAGTGTGTTGATGATTGCCGAAAACTCTTTTTCTTCTAGGCGTTCAACCACTTTCATTTTTGTCATGGCTAGCAAAAAGTTTTCTAGATTCTCAAGTGGATATTCAATTTCTTCAAGTATTTCCTCAGCCGTCATTTTCTTGTGGCTTTTAATTTCAAGTGTTGAGTGCATTTCTCCCCCTATCTGTTGATCATGGGTCTATTTTGATAAATTTCGGTTTTAAAATATAGTGGGTGAGCGACATCTAATGTCGCTTCACTGATGAAATAAAGTTAATTTATCCAAAAACTTAGTTTTACCATAGCAATGGGATTTGCTGTTGTTTGGTATTAAATATCCAGCATTTCACCGTTTTATTGGTAATGGCACTACTGACCGCATGATTGTGCTGCATATAAATGGGGAAGGGATTGCTGCTATGCATTAGGATTGCTGACAGTTGGTTTTTAGGTGGTAAACCTTCAATGCATTGGTAAATTTGCATGAGATTAAGTGCCAGAATATTTTGGTTCCGGCTGTGGTTGAGTTTACCAACTCCAAAATTGTGCAGTGATGCCCAAAAATCTTCTAGTGTTTTGTTTTGAATCAGGTTCTTGGATTCAAGCGTTAAACAGTTAATGGGCAATAGTTCTCTGTAGAGATTGGCCTTGTTGTGCCATATGACTTCAGCATTCTGCATATAACCATTTTGGTCATAAAAGATTTTACTAATGGTGTAAAGCGGGCCACCAGATTTTAGCTGGACTACAGCACCTTCATGGATCTGTTGGTGATTGCCATCATTGTTGTAAAGGACGGCAGCCATTTGATTAAAGGTGTTGATATAAGCTTCTTTGATTTTTGCAGCAGCAGCTCCAGTAAAACCCATGACCAAGAAAATAAAACCGTCTTTGGTCATTTCGTACATTGGACGAGATTCACCTTTACTGTCTAAATATTCAACGGGCGAAAAATTTCGCTCGTTAAAATCAGGTGAACTATCTAAGGTTCGGATTTTTTGTAATACATCTTTATGAGGTTTACCAAATACCTCTGCAACTTTCAGGCTATCGGTTTTTACCTGTTGATCTTGGATAAATACAGCATCGTCAAGCTGTGTAAGTGTATTCATGGTCGTACTCCCAATTTATTAGATTGAGAGAAATGATACAGAGTGTGTGGTAAAAGCGAAGGCACATAAGAGGTGCGCGAGAGGTGCACAAAATTTTTAACCATGACTTAGGCTCCCCAAAACAACATTGAGAAAGTGAAGCCAGCAGCACTGGCAAATATGGCAGTGTCGAAAAGATTCTTCAGGAGTTTTTTACGTTTGAATTGACGCTGACGTTTTTCATAAGCATCTAGGTCATAGACAGGGCTATGTTCTTTTACATTATTTTGAGTATGCGAATATGTAGCAGCTAAAATTTTCATTTGCTTGTCCTTTTGTCAAGTTTTAAACCTGACACCAAAACTTCCTACGGTAATGGTGACAGACTGAACAGGGGTAGGAATACCGTGACAAAAGAAACGGCCAGCCAAATGGCTGCCCTATCCAGTCTGCCAAAAAGCAGCAAAGCTGAATTTTACGCAAAAAAAAGGCCCATAGACGGACTTTTTGCGTCTTTTGTCAAAATAATACAGGTTCCTACGCCTGACCATAGATTTGGCTATGGTGAAATTAGAATAACTTAGTTACTATTTTAACGTCAAGACTTTATAAAAAATTAGATTAGGGGCGTTATGGAATTAGATTTAAATCGTATAAATTACAACGCAAATCAAAGTAAATTAGGCAATTTATTTTTAGGTTTTTTTGAAGGTTTATTTTTAGATGGCCGAGTGAGACTTCAAGAAATTGAAGCCTTAATTAAATGGGTAGAACAATACCCGGATGCTGTAACAGTTCCACATTTTGAACCACTTTATCAGGTGTTGCTTAAAGCAGCTGAAGATCCTCAGTTTTTATTGGCTAATCACCAAGAAGTTCAAACACATTTAGATTTATTTAAAAACTCAAAGTATTTTAAAGAACATACTTGTGATGTCCAACGTTTACATGGTGTATTGGCAGGTTTGGCCTGTGATAGTGATTATACTGATGATGAGGTACTGGCCTTAAATGCTTGGCTGGATCGTTATGATTATTTGAAAGATGACCCAATCTATAAAGAAATAATTGTTGCTTTGAATCATGTACGTATTTTAAACCGTGTAAGTGGTGATACCAAGGAAGTTCTGCGTTTAACGTTGGGCAAATATATCCAACTCAATAATTTTGGTTTACCTCAAGTTAGAGTATCCAGTACTGAAGATAATAAAAATCCTGACTTCTACCATGGCAATGTTGAGCTCATTGGCAAGACAATTTGCTTAACTGGTGCATCTGCTCGTTATAGCAAAGCAGAATGGAAAAAAGTTATAGAATCACAAGGGGGAATTTTTAAAGATGACCTCACCAAAACAGTTGATTACCTTGTCATATGTAATAAGGGTAATCCTCATTGGGCACATATGAGTTATGGGCGTAAGTTTGAACAAGCATTGAAGTGGCAAAAAGATGGTGCAAATATTCGTATTTTGACTGAAGATGATTTTGTGAAAGTTTTGGAAGAAAATTAATGAAAAAGTTTTTATGTTTAATGATTTGTTCACTAAGTTTTGTTGGCTGTTCAAATGAACCTGAACCACAAATAATGAGTGCAAAATTTAACTCAATGGAAGAGTGCTTAGCTTCAATCAAAAGTAAAACTGGTGAAGCTTTAGATCCAATGACTGATAAACCTGAACATGTATCTGGATTCTTGGGTAAAACAGGACTTCAATTTAATTGTGAAGTTAAACATACAGGTACGGAAGGTAATTATGTTGATGGCTGGTATCAGGAAAAAATTACAAATTAATTTATAAAATAAGGCCCCAATAGAAGGGGCTTTGTTTTATCCAAAGACATAGAGGAATAATGAACCACTGATCATTACACCAATGATTAATCCGATAAGGGCTGGGTATAGCCACATTTTTGTACCCCTTGATGTCGATTCTGAATTTTGATTGATTCGTATTTCATCAGTGAGAACTGAACTAGGATCCATGTTTCCTAGCTGAGCAACTTTTATTGTACGAATATATCTGGTGAATTGATAATCCAACATCATCCACAAGATGAGTAGTGATAATATGAAAACGATAATAAAAAATATGAAGAAATTTGTCATTTAATAGTACCGCTTAGAAAGTTTTTCTTGTGTATTTTTACATTCAACACAAAGAGTTACAGAACCATAGCGCTGACGCTCAATAGGAATATCATTTCCACATTCTTCACATTCAGTAAGAGAAGGGCGGCTAAAGTCTTTAGGCTGAATTTGAACCTGTTTAAGTTGTAATTCTTGTGCAATATCGATTTTATCTGTCATGCTGGCTCCATTTTCCAAGTGCGGTCCGGAGTAGGTAAATTAATTTCAGGATTTGGTTGGGCTGGAGGTGAAAGCTGGAACTTCAATTCCATGTAGCCTTGAGCTGTAAAGCCACAATTCAGATTTTGGCACTGTGCCTGGAACATACGGAGTAGTGGACTTAATGCATCACTTGAACGTATTGCAAAAGGTTCACCACAATGGGGGCATTTATAACGTGAACGAGGTCGAGCCATTTCGTTACCTATTGGTTTAATTAATTACGATTTTATAACAAAATCACTATAAATGGTGATTTATAATAATTTGTATCGAAAATTGATTATTGTTTTTAGTCCTTGCTTTACCCCAAGCAAGGATTTTTTTTATTTAACCTTCTTAGCTTTATCTATTCGGGCTTGTTCCCTCTTTAAAGCAATGGTCGCTGTCTTTTTAGTTTTATATATTTTGATGAGCTTTAAGGGATTGCTCTGATCCCCAGATGTAAGTTTGAGATCTTTACCATTCTCACGATAAAAAACGATTACTCCGGTGTAGTCAGCATAGTTCCGACCAGTCCGTTTTTTATTTTTTTTCCTTAATACTTTATCTCCCTCTTTATCTGGTTCAAAAAGAGTTGAGACATCATCAGCATTCGGCAACTGTGCTTCCAGTTCAACATTCGTAGTAAAGCCACTATCAGTTAAATTATGAGTGACATTGGTGCCAAGCCATACAATGTCATCAATCTGTGGTTTTAAACCGGTGAATACAAACTCTTGTTCCGGGATAAGTTCAGGTTGGCCAAAGGCAAAGGTATAAGACAATTTTTGAGATGCACGTTTGCACCGGTTATATTCAGCCTGAGCAGCTAATTCAGCCGTTTTTTTGTCACGGTGGACGTAGCGGATCTCTTTTAGATTGTCTTCATTGTCACCAATTACGACATACAACTTTTTAGATTTACCGGTATCGTAATAATAGGCTTTAACACCCGTGATTCTGTCAGTACCAGTACCAGTCGTGTAATTGTGGCCATCTCCATCTGATCGAAAAATTTGGGCCGTAGGAAGTGGTAATCCGGAAACGGTTTGACTGGCTCCACGAGGCAATAAAATTAAATGGCCATTTTTTACGGTAGCAATAGCATCATGTTCATCAGCTATCCGGGTAATCAGATTTGCATCACTTTCATTCTGCGCAATATATGAAATTACCCGTTTGGCCAGTGTGTCATGCACAATTGTTTTAAGGGCATATTCAGCACCAACGGTTTCAAAAATTACCTGGATTGTTTTACTACTAAAGCTACGTTCACGCTTTTGTTTTAAACCTTCAGATACATCATTACTAAATGCTGAAATGCTTAATATATCTGGTGCACCGCGATGAGTGACTGATTCAACTTTGTATTTCCCTTTGTCGACCAAGCCTGTATTTGACCAGCCAATCCACACTTGGATAATTGCGCCTTCAGGTGGAATTTCTAATTGCCCATCAGAATCATCAAGATCAATGTCGACAGAGTCCACAACAAGACCACGATTGTCTTTAATAGTAAGTGAAATTAAACGGTCGACAACGAGAGGGGAGATGTCATTACCATCTACTTCTAGGCGATAAATTGGGAAAGGATATTCAGTTTCAGACTGATATGACTCAGCTGCGTCTTTTAGTTTGTTGGTGATCTGATTAAACATTTATATCAACCTATTTGCTACGCCACCAGCCATGCCTAGAAGCGTTCCTATTAAAGTTGGTTTCCACTCCTTAACGATTTTTAGTGTCAGGGTAAATTCTGTTTTACGTGCTGCACCATCTTTAAAGAAATAGGTTTTTGTCTCTTCCATATTTTCAATAATCACTAGGCCATAAATCTTGCCAGTACCTTCGATTAGGGTATAAGCCATACCTGTATCTGCCATACGACGAACTTGATCTAATACAATTCGGTTGTTGGTCAGTTCGTGGTAGATTTCTCCCTTCAGGGTAATAGTGTCCTCACCTTTACCAGTAAACTGATAAGCTGGGGTAGACCCAACCCGGCTATTACTCGGATGTCTCCAGCTAGTAACACGTTGCAATTCTTGATATGCAGCTGTTCGTAATGAAAATACAAACAGCCCTAATGCCATCATCATTTTGTTTACTCCGTATCAGTTAAGAATCTACGACGAGCATCGCGTTCTTCTTGTTGGAGACGTACCATTTCAGCTCGTAACGCACGTGCAGTTTCACGAACCGGTTGTCCGTGCTCTGCCTTAATTGTGATTTGTATGGTGTCATTACTAATGTAGCTGCCACCACGCTGTGCTCGGATCGGTGTCACTGGTGTAACCTTTGCTGTGGTACCAGTACCAATTACATTCTGCGTAGCTTGCTGTGTGGCTCTAACAGGTAAGTTATGGTTCTGAGAAATACCTAATGCCATGCCCTGCATCGTGTAATCACCAATGCCCATAAACACACGAGAGGGGGAGTGGATGCCCAGGATGTTTCTGGCCTTATCAATGACGCCTGTGACTGCTCCGGAGAGAGCTGCTTTTACTTCACCAATTTTGGACATAATCCCGTTTTTTAAACCGGTTAAAATCATTGCGCCAAAGCCTGTGAATTTCGCTGGCAGTTCCACACCGAACCAGGACAAGACTTTTGCAAATGCAGCATAGAAAAGCCCAATAGGGGACCAGTTAATAATTAGGGCTGATACTCCAGTAATACCACCATTGAAGGCAGTTTTAACCGTATTCCAAATGCCCACAAAGAATCCTTTGATAGGTTCCCAATTCTTATAAATGAGATAAGCAGCTCCAGCTACGGCTGCAATAACGCCAAGGATGACTAAACCAGCTGGAGAGAAAATTGCTCCTAAAGCACTAAACCCAATGCCTAATGTGGAAAAGGTCATTTTGAGCATAGCAAGTGGACCAAGTAACGCTAAAACTCCAAGTGATAAAGCGCTTATAATCCCAATAATAGCTATACCTCCAACAGCAATTTTTACCAGTGTTGAGGCTAATGCCGGGTTGCGTGATGCCCAATCTTGAACAACTGTCATCACAGCAGTGAATTTACCAAGCATGGTATTAATTGGAGGCAGAAGCACGTTACCAATATTGATTGCTAGGCCTGCTACTTGGTTCTTGGCCAACTGAATATTATTGGCCGTAGTTGCTGCACGTGCGGCATATTCAGCTTGCATTGAACCAGCATACTTAGATTTATCACCTACCATTGATAGGTTCTTTTCAAGCGCCTCCATATTGGTAAGCAATGGTGCAATTGAACCTAATGACTCAGATCCAAAAAGCTCTTTTAAGGTTGCAGCCTGTTTATATTTATCTAATTTAGAAATTGATTTGATTACTTTTAAAGTTGTGGCTTCAGCATCAATTTGCATATCTTTAGCGACTTGGCCAGCATCTAGGCCTAGATCTTTATAAGCAGCTCTCTGACCTTTAGTTGCAGATTCTCCAGCAACTAAAGCAAGCATCATATTCTTGATACCGGTCGCGGCAATTTCTTCTGCAACACCCATTCCCCGGATGGTGGCACCAAGTGCTGCAATAGATCCAGAAGCAAAACCACCAACTTCACCGAGAGGCCCAATACGTTGAACAATATCCATGATGCCTTTTGCTGCAGCTGGAGTGTTATTGCCCAGGTAATTAATTTTGTCAGCAAGTGAGACGACTTCTGTTTGGGACATTTTAAAAGCTGTACGCATTTCTGCCATAGCTTGACCTGACTCTTGAGCAGAAATGTCAAAAGCAACGCCCATTTTTACTGCAGATTCTGCAAATCCAAGTAGTTCATTTTTTGCAATTCCAGATTGGCCACCGGCTGCAACAATAGCTGCAATATCCTTGGCAGCCATAGGGAGTTTGGTTGATAACCGGATAATGTCATCACCCATGATTTTGAACTGTTGAGGGGTTTCAAAATTGACGACCTTTTTCACATCAGCCATTGCAGATTCATAGTCAATTGCTAGGTGTACCGGAATAGCCATTGCAGCTGCTCCAGCACCAGCAACCATTAGGCCCTTCTTGGCCAGATCTGAAGCTTTGGCCATACGTCCTTGCATTTGTTCATATTGCTTCTGGGCTTTCTGGTGACGTTCTAAAGATTCTTTTTGTTTGTTAATTTCCATTGTGGTGAGATGGATTTTATTCTTCAGCTCAGATTCATCATCAGCCAGGTTGTCAACACTGATACCAGCCTGATTAAGTTCACGGACTAAAGCCGTCATTTCAGTACCTTGGTTTTTTTGAGCTGCCTTCAGACGTTTCTGTGCTGCTTCAGCACGTGCGAGATCTTTAACCATTTGCTCAGTAGGGGCACCAATATTCATAGCCGTTTTGAGCTGTTTAAGAGTTTCCTTATTCTGTTCAATGGCCTGAGCAGTTTTTTCAGATTGTTCTTTAAGTTGTCTGAAGCCTGAAATTTTGCGTTGTTGGGCTTCTAGTGCCTTTAGTTCAGATGAAGTCTTTTTAAAGGCATCTGATAAGGTTTTAGAGCCACCAACGATTGTTTTTATAGGGCCAGATAATTTATCAACTGCATTAAATAGGACTTCTAATTTTAAATCTGCCAT